GACAAGAACGGCTACACTTGGGAGACAGTTGTTGCTGCCTACGAGAAGGCGGGGCAAACGGAGGAGGACGCTCTGCTTAACGCTAGACTTGCCTACATTCTTCACGACAAAGACTACAACAGAGACACCAAGGAAATAACTCTTTGGGAACCTAAAAACTAGACTGGGTATATATGAAGCAGGAAAACCATTTTCCACCAATCAACGACGAGTTTCTTAAGGCACTAGAGGCCCAATTCCCCATGCGGGACTTTGGTCCTGATACTTCGCTAAGAGACATCGACTATCATTCGGGGGCTCGCTCGGTTATTCGCTTTCTTAAATTCAAGCGCGACGAACAGCGCGACAACTCCCTAACCTCTATACCAGACTTATAATATGTGCATGAGTTCACCCTCGACCCCGCCACCGCCTCCAGCGCCAGCGCCCCCACCTGAGCCGATGAAAAAGGTCAAGCAGGTGAAGTCAGGCTCACAACAAAAACGCAAAGAAAGTCGCAGACGTGGAGGTCAACGCTCTCTTGTAATCAACAGAACAGCTCCTAACATCGGCGCAGCCGGAAGTGGAGCCTCACCCTACTAAAAACCATGAGTTATTACGGAAAAACAATCGCCAACCCAGCTCAGGGCTCAGACACTGACATCGACTGGAACGGCTCTACAGGTATGTTTGCAGTCGCAGGAAGTAACTTCCGCAGTCGCACTGTGAAGCTCCAGCACAAGATTGGAGACACTTGGGTTGACATCGGAAGCGACGCCTCGTTTACCGCTAACGGCGCTGTGCTATTCTCTACGACCTCTTCGCAGGTTCGCGTGAATGTCAGTGGCTCCGGCGCCGACGCTCTTGTCGTTGTTGCTGAAGTCAAGCCGCTGTTTGAAAACAAAGCATTCTAATCATGTTTCAGTTCCCGAAGGGTTCTCTTACCTCCTCACTGACTAACGCACTGGCTCGCCCAGTGGCGTCCGACTTGCTGGGAAGTGGTTACTCCTTCGCGGACTCTGACGCATCAACATACGCAGCCGCACTTGAGGGTGACGGGGTTTCCTTGTCGGACGACCAAAAGCAAGCCATAGATACGTTCTACGCCACTGGCAAAAGCGAAGGGTGGTATTCTGATATTGCCCGTCTTTATCTGACAATATGGGGGCAAGCATCTGCTAACTCCCGATGTCTCGTAAGCGGAACTCAAGGGACGTTCAATGGAAGCATTGGACATAATGCAGGATACATTGACAACCCGTCATATTCTGGATTCATGGATACAGGTAGTTCTGCTGTTGCCAAAGGGCTTTCACTAGGCAGTCAAGGGTTTGGTTTTCTTCAGGTGGCTCCAGATTCTAGCTCTAACGGGTGTCCTATGGGTGGAGTTGATTTTGTTAATTCGGGTAGTCTAGGACATGGGGCGCAGCAACAATCGTCAAATCAATTTGCGTTTCACCATGATGCCATCACTGGAAGCTCAAAAGTAGACACTTCGTTAGGCATAACTGGCAAACGTATTTACTCAACAATAGAATTTTTCGGAGACCTGTATTTGGATGAACGAACTTCTTATGGATTCGCTAATTCAGGATTTACGTCTGGCGGGGCATATCAGGACTTTTCCAGTGATTCAACTGATTTGATTATGGCAATCAACGTGTATTTTGGAACCAACCCCACAGCGTCTAACTATTGGGGTGGCCAAATGGGTGCTGCTTTCTACCACTCCTCAAGCGATTCGTCCTTTAACCAATACTTCACACTCGCTCTTAAAAACCTTTGGGAAACCTGCACAGGATTATCGTTCTAATGATTGGATTTGTAACAACCGTCAAAACCGCTGCCGAAGTGCTTGATGCAATTCGTGACGCACAACTTAGTCGAGGACACGCACACTTCTGGACTACTGGCTCCAAGCGTATTTACACTGGTGATTACGCAGGGAAGACATTGATTCCTGCAAGTGACGACATCCTAGACACACCGCTGCGACAAGGGCTAACACCCCGAGACTTTCCTGAGTTCACTCAACTTATTGAAACTCTTGGTGGGCTTGCAGCTCGCGTGGACGTTGACCAAGATGACATGGTCAACCCCGATACACCTAATTTAGAATTTAACTAATGAGCACTTCCGCTGAGTCACGCTATACTGCTTTAGAAAGCATAAAAGAGCCCTTCATTGACAGGGCTCGTCAGGCATCTAAACTAACTTTACCATACATTATGCCTGAAGACGGGCATAATTCACACTCACGACTAGAAACACCATTTCAGGGCATTGGAGCAAGAGGGGTCAACAACTTAGCATCCAAACTACTACTAGCCTTATTGGCTCCTAATGCCCCATTTTTCCGCCTCAACTTTGACGAGCCTAAGCTTCGCGCAGAGGGGGCAACACAAGAAATCATCACAGAGATGGAGTCTGCGCTACAGCGCGTAGAGGACTCCGTGATGGACGAAATCAGCCGCCAGTCATACAGAGTTGGCATCCATGAGGTTCTCAAGCACCTTATCATTACAGGCAATGGACTACTCTATGTTCCGCCCGAGGGAGGACTTCGGGTCTTCCACCTAGACCGCTATGTCATAAGCCGAGACCCTATGGGTAATGTGTTGAAAATCATTACCAAGGAGACCCTCGACTACAACACGCTGTCTGATGAACTCAAGGAAGCCGCTGGCTACCTACAGGGCGAGACCACCGGAAAGACCTGTGACTTGTTCACCTGTGTTGAGTTGGTTGACGATAAGTGGCAGATTCACCAAGAGATTAAAGGCAATGTAATTCAGAGCTCCGTGGGCTCCTTTGCTAAGGACAAACTACCCTACATTCCTCTTCGCTTCTCTAAGATTGACGGGGAAGATTATGGTAGGGGATATGTAGAGGAATACCTTGGAGACCTCATAAGCCTAGAGACTCTTACTCAGGCCATTGTTGAAGGCTCTGCCGCAGCCGCCAAGGTTCTCTTCCTAGTGAATCCTAACGGCACTACGCGAGCCAAGACGCTTGCTGAGAGCCCCAACGGCGCCATCACGCAGGGCAACGCTAACGACGTGTCTGTCCTACAGCTCAACAAGTTTAACGACTTTAGAATCGCCGCCGACACTTCCAACGCCATCAAAGAGCGCTTGGGACAGGCGTTCCTTCTTACGTCAGGCGTTGTTCGCAACGCAGAGCGCGTGACCGCTGAGGAGATTCGTATGCTCACTATGGAGCTTGAGTCAGCCCTTGGCGGGCTCTACTCGCTTCTGAGCAACGAGCTACAGCTTCCCATGGTCAACCGAGTCATGGACATCATGACGGCTGACAAGCGCCTTCCTAAGCTTCCTGCTGACTTGGTAAAACCAGTAATCATCACAGGCGTTGAGGCGCTTGGTCGAGGCAACGACCTACAGAAATTAGATTTGTTCTTGGCTGGAGCCGCGCAGGTCGTTGGACCTCAGGCTATCGGTCAGTTTGTTAATGTTGAGGAATACTTCAAGCGCAGGGCTACAAGCTTGGGCATCAAGACCCGAGGGCTCATCAAGACGCAAGAGGAGATGCAACAGCAGATGCAACAATCTCAGATGATGTCTTTGGCAGAGAAAGCCGCTCCACAAGGAGCAGCCGCCTTGGGCAACATCGCAAAAGACAACGCAGCCGCAGCGCGTGAGCAGGAGGCTGCACCTAACGAACAACAACCGCAATGAGCGAATCACACGTAATTAACGACCCGACACCGTCGGAACAAATCACCCTCGAAGAAGAGGCTTCTAAAATCGAAGATGCAGAACAGCAAACAGAGCGCCCTGAGTGGCTCCCTGATAAGTTCAAGTCCCCTGAAGACCTAGCAGAAGCCTACAACAACCTAGAGCGCAAACAAGGCGCTCCTGAGGAATCAGCAGAGGACTTGCCGCCTACTGAGCCTACCGAAGCTCCGTCGCAGGACGCACAGGTCACAGCGATTTCAGGAGCCTCTGAAGAGTTTATGGAAAGCGGCGCCCTCAGCGATGCCACCTACGATAACCTAGCTAAGTCTGGTCTTAGTCGTGAGTTGGTTGATTCATACATCGCAGGTCAAGAGGCTCTCCAGCAGTCTGGTGAAGCTGAACTGCTAGAAGCTGTCGGTGGTCGTGAGTCTTACGACAAGATGTCTGAGTGGGCCACTGAGTCTCTCAGCGACAAACAACTCGAAGCTTACAACCAAGCCCTCGAAACCGGAACTGACGAGCAAGCCGCGCTGGCTATCGACTGGCTAAAAGGTAAATACCAAGAAGCCAACGGCGTTGCCCCGTCGCTTGCACAGGGTAAGACCTCAGGCTCTGGCTCAAGCGCCTTTGAAAGCCGAGCTCAAGTCATGGCCGCTATGTCGGAACGTGACGCAACAGGACGCAAGCGCTACGAAGTAGACCCAGCCTATCGCGCTGAAGTAGAGCGCCGTCTTGCAATCTCTAACATTTAATAACTATGACAGAAGTAATCACTTGGGTAATCGACAACAAAGACGTAGTCATTCAAATCCTTACTGGGTTGGTAACCGCTGCAAGTCTCATTGCCGCACTCACTCCTAACGACAGCGACAACGTGTGGGTGGCTCGCGCCAACAAGGTTGTTAGCTGGCTCGCACTTAACGTAGGAAAGGCTAAGAGTCGTGGCTAAGATTTGCCCTAAGGGTATCGCTTGGGCTAAACGCACCTTCGACAAATACCCGTCCGCATACGCCAACATGGCGGCTTCCAAGTATTGCAAAGACCCCAACTACGGGAAAGGCAAGAAGCGGAAGGCGCTCAAGATACGGAAGAAAAAATAACCATGGGAGAACTAGCTAAATGGAGGCGCCAGAAGTGGGTCCGCATCGGCTCTGATGGTAAAATCAAAGGTGAATGCGGAACCTCCAAAAACAAGAAGAACCCCGACAGATGTCTACCTATGTCTAAAGCAAAGAACCTTACAATTAAGCAACGGGCTGCTACAGCTCGCAAGAAGAAGAAAGCTGGAGCCAAAGGCAAACAGTTTGTGTCGAACACTAAGTCTGCGAAGGTTTCCTACAAGAAATGATTAAGCTTCTTGTGTCCCTCCTTCTTGAGTTTCCCAGCCTCGCTGACGCTGTGTTCAAAATCCGCAATGAGTATATTAAAGCCTATAAGGCTAATCGTCGTAGCCGCATGGATAAGCGTATCGACGACTGGCTGCACCACGATTCAAAAGAGTGAAATTCCTTACTTTATTTCAGAACTTGAAAAACATTCTTTTTCGTTTGAAGAAAAAGAAACCATCGCTGAACTTCTTAGATACGCAGCGCGATTGGAAGCAGAGTGAGATTGTCGGTATTTGTGTTGGTCATTCCCGCATAGGGGACCACGGAGCCTACAGCTATGACTGGCTAAACAGCGAGTGGAGTTACAACCGAGAGGTAGGCCGAGCGCTTCAACGCAGCCTAGACTCGAAGGGAATACCAAACAAACTATACACCTGTTACAACGCTAAGTCCTACCCAGCGGCTATGCGCTACATCAAAGGACGCCTTAAAGAACACAACGCCACTCTGGCTGTTGAGCTGCACTTTAACGCGTATGACTGCAAGACGCGAGGCACTGAGACTTGGTATCGTTACGGAGCGCCCAAAAGCAAGAAGCTGGCGTCCAGTATTCAGTCTGCCATTCTAAACGCCTACGGCAGTCGTAACAGAGGCATCAAGGGAGCTAAGAAAGGCTACAACGGCTACAGCTTCCTCAACAAAGCCGACATCCCCACAGCACTGTGTGAACCATTTTTCGGAGACAACAAAGAAGATTTTGAACTGTTCTCCAAGCCTGAAGAACTAGGCCAAGTCCTAGCTGACGGCATCAATAATTTCCTGTTGGATAAGCATGAAAGTAACCAAAGCGCCCGAAAGGATAACGCTCCTGAGTGAACCACGCCGAGAACCAACATGAAACAGTATAAACCAAACCTAACCCTATATTATTATGGCAAACGGCCTTATTACCCCCTCACGCCTTGGACAAAGTGGCGGCGCTGGTGACACCGACGCCCTGTTTCTCAAGGTATTCGCTAATGAAGTTCTAACCACGTTTGAAGAAGTAAACGTGATGAAGGACCTACACACTGTTCGGACTATTTCGAGCGGTAAGTCGGCGCAGTTCCCCACTATGGGCAAAGCAACTGCTAAGTATCACACCCCCGGTGAAGACGTATTTGAAACCAACAATGGCACAGAATACGTTTCGACGATTAACCACAAGGAGCGCATCATTAACATTGATGACGTGCTTATTGCGGCTACATCCATTGCCAACATCGACGAGCTGAAGAACCACTACGACGTGCGTTCTGCTTACTCGACCGAGTTGGGTCGTGCTCTTGCCAAGCGCTTCGACCTCGCTACCATGCGGACCCTCGTTGCTGCTTCTCAAGTAGACGCTGCTGGACGTGCTAACCCTGACGCTGGTCAAGGTATCAAGATTGACTTGGGAACCACCACTGGTGCTCCTGCTGACCTCAGCTCCGCTGCCAACCTCATTCAGACCTTCCGCCTTATCGCGCAGAAGCTGGACGAGCAAGACATCCCCGCTGAGGACCGCTTCGTCATCTTGACTCCTGAGCTTTACTACCTCCTTGCTGGTAGCGACAACGCTGCCATCAACCGCGACTTCGGTGGCGGCGGTAGCATCGCATCCGGTAAAGTCATGGAGCTTGTCGGTCTGCAAATCTTCAGCTCGACTCACCTGTCTGACATCACCACCAATGATACGACTGCTGATGACACCAATGCTAAGAACAACCCATTCGATGACGCTGATGGCTCCTCGGCTGGTAAAGGCTATCTTGACGCAAGTCTTGACACGCTTAAGTTCGTTGCTGGTCACAAGTCGTCTATTGGCACTGTTAAGCTGATGGACCTTGCTGTGGAATCGGAGTATTCCATTCCTAAGCAAGCCACCCTGATGCTTGCCAAGTATGCAATGGGCCACGGTATCCTTCGTCCTGAAGGTGCTGTGAGTGTTATTGCTTAATCAAACCCTCAAGGGGTCTCCTTAGAGTAATCTTTGGAGGCCCCTTTTTTTCTTATGGCTAAACGAGTAAACCTTCGCGTAGAGCACAAGTCCAAAAAGGGCGGTCTTACCCAAAAGGGGAGGGACCACTACAATCGTAAAACAGGCTCTAACCTAAAAGCTCCTGTTACCGAGAAGAACCCAAAAGGAAAAAGGGCTGCTAGGCGGCGCTCGTTCTGCGCTCGCATGAAGGGCGCCAAGGGTCCCATGAAGGACTCCAAAGGTCGCCCCACTAGAAAGGCTCTCGCCCTGCGCCGCTGGCGCTGCTAATCAACTAATTTTATGGCTCTCACTACTGAACTAGAAAGCGTAAACCAAATGCTTGGGCATATTGGTGAAGCGCCTATAAACTCTCTTGCGGACACGGCAGCTCTGCCTATCTCGGCAAGCACCGCCCTCAACGTCCTTCGTGAAGTATCAAAAGAAGTGCAAACCGAAGAGTGGCACTTTAACACTGTTACTGACTACGAACCAGTCAAAGAAGACACAGGCAAGCTTCGGCTTCCTGACGAGACTCTATTTGTTGATTCTGTAGACACGGACATGGATGTTGTTCAGCGTGGTTATTATTTGTATAATCGCAAAGAGCGCACTGACGTTTTCAGTGAGACCTTCAAGGTTGACCTCACCGTCCAACTAACTTGGGACGAACTCCCCGAGGTCGCCAGACGTTACGTAACACTAAGAGCTTCCCGCATCTTTCAAGGACGCATTGTGGGTAGCGCAGAGCTTCAATCTCTAATCGCTGTTGACGAGATGCAAGCTAGAGCACGCCTGTTGGAACTAGACGCTCAGTCTTCCGACAGAACCATCTTTGACAGCGAAGACGTATACCGCCGTATCGGTGTGCAACGAAACCTAAATATCTACTAATGCCTTTAATCAACACATCGGTAAGCAACCTCATTCAAGGGGTCTCACAGCAACCTGATTCTGTAAGGTTTACAGGTCAGTGTGAGGAGCAGGAAAACGCTCTGCCTAGCATCGTGGACGGGCTGCAAAAGCGCCCCGGATGTCAGCACCTTGCAACCCTTCTAGATACCGCAGCCTTGGACGCAAACTCCAAGGTTCACTTTATTGAGAGGGACAAGAATGAAAGGTATGTTGTTATAATTAAAGAGGACACAACATCAACGAAGTCCATCGCAGCCTATAACCTTTCTACAGGAGTCCAAGCGACAATCACAGAGCGTTACCGTGGTGTTGTTGATTCATTCCTAGA